TGTTATTGAGGTTTACAAGAATTTGACACGTAAAATTAAAAATTGATATGAACCCGATTTATAGACATTCATTTGTAAATGCGTTTTTAGCAAGTGGGGCGATAAATAGCAGTACGGGAAATATAGAGGGAAATAATATAACTTATTATTATACACGTACATTTATTTCAATCCGTGATGTATATCCCCGGAAATTATATCAAAATTTCACCCCGGAAATGGGTGGTGTATTTTATGATAGTAATAAAAAAGTAATTGGCGGTTGGGGAAGTAACCCACCCGCTAATAATACGGAATTTGATATACCCAATAATGCCGTATATATCCGATTAAATATAAGAAAATCAGAATACGCAAACGGGACGGCATGGTTGAGATTGGGAACGTTGGACGCCCCGAACGTCTTACAAGGTCAAACCGTGCATCCGATTTATAAGGACGATTTGGCAAAGGAGTACGAATTAGAAACCAACCAACGGTTTTATCGTACCAAATTATCCGGCAAAATTACCTTTGTCCGGGATGATTACGACTATATAAACCGTCAATCGTTCGACAATGAATTTTTGTATTGCATTGAAAAGAGCGACGACGGCGGGCGTACATGGTTCCAATACTTTCAAGGCAAGTTTATGAAAACCGATTGCACGTTTACCGATTACGATAAAAAGATTGTTGTACAACCGGACGCAATCGACGATTATAACGACGTGTTGGCGGGGTTGGAAAAGGAGTATAATTTAATAACGTTAGCCCCGACAATTCAACGGATAACGATAAACAAGCGTCCATTAATTCAAATATATGTGCCGGGGGATAGCGTTGTTTCTTGTTTTTTGGGCGGTACGAATTGGGAACAAGACGCAAACGCCACGACCGACCAAAACGCATTAGTACAAACCTATCATTTTGCTTTGTGCAATATATTGAAAGAAATACAAATTACGTCCAACGGTTCCCCGGCGGTAATATCCGGGCTTTATACGGGACGAATGGCGACGGGTTCAAGTGCGGACACATTCGAGGGGAAATTATACCCGGAATTAAACGTTAATTATTATATCTATATTTCACAACAACGAATAAACGGCGGTTTACCGTTTGGAATTGCATTAATTGAGATACGCCGACAATCGGACGACGTGGCAATGTTTCGTTATTCAAAAGCCACAACGTCCCCGTTTGATACGTTGGAATTTGATTTAACCGCCGTTGAGGGTTCCGGGGCAACCGGAACAATGCACGCCGATATGAAAAGTTATAATATATATGCCCGGTATTTGTGCGACGTGGAGAAAATCGACGACCTTAATACATATCCATTGCCCGCCGATGATATAGTTGATAATAACCGTAATTATAGGCGTGCGATTGGTTACGCAATCGACGTGTCGTTTATTTCAAACAACTTTTCAGATACCCCGACCGAGTGGGGATTAGCGGACAACGGAAAGTATTTTGCGCCCCCTTATTCCATATACGGACAAACGTTTTATCCAATCGCCCGGTCAACGTGGCGTTATGCGTCGTTGTGGTTTGGGTTTTATTTGATGGATTGGTTATTAGAGGAAAAAGCAAGGAAAGAATATACTTTGCGGGATGCGTTCCCGGTTGCGTCGTGTATATCTGTTTTGCTTAATCAGATTGCGCCCGGAATTACGCACGCAGTCACGGCGGAATACAGCCAATTTTTATACGGTTCATATAATCCAATATCCGGGTTGAATTTCCGTTTGCTTGTATCGCAGAAAACAAACATTATAAACGGCGAATATCAGCAACCCGCACAAAAAGCCCCGACGACCTTACAACAATTTACCAATATGTTACGGGATTGTTTCAAATGCTATTGGTTTATTGAGGACGGCAAATTTAAAATTGAGCATATCCAATATTTCCGCAATGGCGGTTCCTACTCCGGCGGGGTTGTGTTAAGCCACGATTTGACAAAGGAATTGAATTTACGCAACGGGAAATCGTGGGCATTCAACACGTCGGAATATTCGTTTGATAAGGTCGATTTGCCGGAACGTTACCAATTTAAGTGGATGGACGACGTTACGGCGGCGTTTGAGGGTTTGCCGATACAGGTAATTAGCAAGTATGTAACGCCCGGAAAGGTTGAGGACGTAAACGTATCTAATTTCACGTCGGATATTGATTTGATGTTGCTAAACCCCGGCAACATGAGTTCGGACGGGTTCGCCTTATTTGCCGCCGTTCCGCCAACGTCCGGGTCGCAATGGATATTACCGTTTACACGTCAAACCGTCAATGGGGTTGAATACTTTTTGCAAAACGGATATTTAGCGTTTATTAATCTGCAATCGCCCTATTGGTTGTATGATTTACCCGCCCGTAGGGTATCAATAAACGGTTCCGAAACATACGCATACGGGATTGAGAGAAAGAAGAAACAAACGTTTAGTTTTCCGGCGAATGACGACCCAAACCCGATGCAGCTAATAAAAACGTATATCGGTAACGGTCAAGTTGATAAATTAAGCGTAAATTTGTGCAGTCGTTCAATTAAAACAACTTTGAAGTATGACACCGAATAATAATTTGTCCGTATTGCCGTTTTACGAGGGCGTGCAATACCAAGATTATAAAAAATCGTATGCGTATGGCGACGTTTACCCGTTGTTTACGCCTATCAATAAACTATTGCCGTTTCAAATCATACGCCCGACCCGTTCAAATAACATTGTATCGGTTCGGTTGTATGATTATAAATTTACCCGGATATTGGCGGACATAACAACGCCGATGTTGGAAACCGGATTGCAGATTGTCCGGTTTGCAAATTACGGTTATGATGTTATTGTTTACCCCGGTTTGTTGCCGATGGTTTTAGATTTCCCGGAGGGGCGTTATATGATTGGAATTAACGACGGCGTACAATGGTATTATTCCGATGTATTTACGTGGATTTCCGGCGGAATGGACGGTTATTTGTGCGTTGAATGGAGCGACGCCGCCAATATGGAAGTTGACGGCGGACAAATCGTTTACGAGGGCGTCCAATTCAAAAACCGGGTTTACGTGTGTTCGGAGTTAGGAAAGCCGGAATACAAGTTTGAGGAAGAGGGCGAAGAACGGGACGGGTATTTTTTCCCGGAAAAACAAATATCGGAAAAAACGTTTCGGTTTGTCTTTTTAGCCCCCGAATACCTTTGCGACGTAATGCGGTTAATCCGTATGAGTGATTTTGTAACGGTATATAGTCAAGGCAGGAAATACGATTGCGACACGTTTTTAATTACCCCCAAATGGCAAACACAAGGCAATTTGGCGTCCGTCGAATGTGAATTTGAATGCGCAACCGTGGTTAAGAAAATCGGACGGGGATACACCCCAACGAGCCGGGGCGATTTCAATAACGATTTCAATAACGATTTCAACAATAATCAGTAACTTTTTACTTTTGAGATATGGCAAATTATACCGATTTGAAAGCCGCAATTGTCGCCGTAATTAAGGCGAACGGCAACAACGAAATTACGGGAACGATTTTGCAAAGTACATTACTTTCAATCGTTAATTCCGTGGGGGCAAACGCAACGTTTAAGGGCGTTGCAAATAGTAGAACCAATCCGGGGACGCCCGACCAAAACGTTTTTTATATAGCGGGGACGCCCGGAGAGTATGCAAATTTTGGGTTGACGGTTCCCGCCGGGTTCAATATCATATCCAATAATTCGGCGGGGGCGTGGGTATTAACAACCGTGTCGCAATTCCCCGTCGATTATTACGGTAACAAGTATTTGGCGAAAGGGGATATTGACCGCACCGGGTACAATGTAGCGTCAATTAATGATTTCAAAAAGGGGTATTATTTCAATTGGACGAATTACAGTTTAGCAACAAATCCGTCTTATTGGATGTCGCCGTATTACCCCGTTGTTGCCGGGTCAACGTACCGGATAAATGCACAACAAATAATTTGGTTCGATGCAAATTATAATATGTTGGGTTCGGAATTAGCGTTGGGCGGTACGGTTAGAGTGGTAACAGCCCCGGAAAATGCGGCGTATATCATTTTGAACGTAGACACAGACGCCCCGTTGTTGATGCCGGGCGACGCTTTGGATATTTCCAATCATAGCGGAACCCGTCGTTTTTATCGCACGTTGGCGGAAACGTCCCGGTTAGATTTATTCCCGCTTTGGCAGGAAATACCGTTGTCGGCGACGTTGGTCGCTTTGGGTTTGAACCGTTTTTTGATTAACGGTTATATCAACATGGAATACGACCCGGCAAAATGGTATTCGCTTTCCATAATAAGGCCAACGGTGCATACAATTGGATTGTATCGTTATAATGCTAACCCCGATTTTTTAGCGGGTACGGGAGAATTGGAAGGACTCGCAACATTTACCGGAGCGCAAATTGCAGGGTCGAAATATTGGTTGATGAAAGTAGCAACCGGAGTTGCGGAGGGTTCGTGGCTTATTGTTGATTGGGACGCAATCCAACAGGAAACCCCGGCGGATATTACTAATTTATACGGGTTCGACGGTTGGGCGTTAACCCCTAAAATCTTTGCGGGCGGTATTTGGTCGCAATTCCCCAGTTTGGATATTACCCAAACAATCGCCACGATGCAAACCCAAATCGCAAGGTTAAGAACGGATTGGTATAGTGTGTTTAAATATTTGCCGCAATTGGATAATGCGCAAGAATGGGAAACGGACAATTTTACCAATCAAAATGCGTTTTCCACGTTTAGCGGTTGGGGTTGTCATATCGGGGTACGCAAAAACTTTGATGCCGCCGAGGTATGTGTAATTAACCGAGGAGCCGACCCGATTACGCAATTGAGGGTCGCAATATTCGATACGGACTATGACGGCACAAAGTTAGCCGACGCCACAGTTTACGTAAGCGTTGCGCCCGGCGAAACAAAGTATATCGCCGTTCCGTTCGGTCAAACAATCGCCAACGCTGACGGTAAGGTTTTGTTTTTAATGTATTGGTGCAACCAACTTGTAGCCCGCCGAGGGTACAACGGAACGTATCCATATTTACCGGATAATGGATACCAATTAGACAGATACTCCACAAATGGAAATATGACGGAAACGTACGCCGTAACAAATGGCGGATTCCCGTTTTATTTCCGTGTCGGGATTATAAAAAATAATTACGTATTGAGCGACGACCAAATAGCGGATATTGCAATCCGTATCGGGGTAACGCCGCCCGACCCGGTAAATATCAGTTTGCCAGATACGATAAACGCCATTGTCGGGGATACCTTGCAATTGTTTTTCCGTGGAATGATACAAGCGGTTGACCCTTACAAATACGATATATTGGTTACGTGTTCAAAGGGCAACAAATACCCCCGTTATTTCCAATATACGCCGACCGTGGCGGACGTGGGAACAACGACCTTTACCGTTACCGTTAAGGACGACGACCGTAACGTTTTGGCGTCGAAAACGTGCCAATTGGTTACACGTAACGTCGTGCAATCCCCGGCGGCAAATCTTAACGTCGCTTGTTTCGGGGATAGCCTTACGGCGGCGGGTACATGGTGCGCCGAGGCTAACAGGCGATTGACCGGAACCGGAGGAACCCCGGCGGGGAAAGCGTTAACCAATATTGCCTTTGTCGGTTCCAAACAGAACGGGACAACGGGATATTTCGGCGTTGGCGGTTGGACGTGGAAAAGTTATACACAGCAAGGGCGACCCGCATACAGGTTCCAAGTAACGGGCGTAACGTCGTTATCAGTTGGGGCGGTATATACCAACAACGGGAATACGTTTACCGTTATGGAGGTCAATGTTACAGGCGGTACGGGTAATATCCTTTGTTCTGTTACAGCGTTGACGCCCGCACCGTCCGCAAGTGGTACGCTAACCAAGTCAAGCGGAACCGGGGACGCAACGATTACTTATACAAGTGTTGCGCGGGATACGCAAAACCCGCTTTGGGATTGGGATAACAACAAAATGTCGTTCATACCTTACGCCAACGCCGTTGCCGGGGGTAAAATAGACGTTGTTTATACGCTGTTATCGTGGAACGAACAAACGCCCGGTCGTACTGATTTTACAAGCGTGTTGAACCAAATAAAAATATTTGCCGACACGTTACACGCCGAGTTCCCAAACGCCAAATTAAAAATTATGGGGGTTCAGGTTCCGAGCGTCCGGGGCGGTATGGGTGCGAATTATGGCGCAACCGGAACGTCTTACGCCGACGGTTACGGTATGGTTGTTACGGCATTGAACCAAAACGACGCATACCAAGAATTTGCGAACCGCCCGGAATATTCCGGTTTTGTGGAGTTTGTGAACGTATCTGCCGAGTTCGACACCGAATATAATATGCCGCACGCCGACCGTGCCGTTAATACCCGAAATACCGGGGTTATTGAATGGGTCGATACGAACGGCGTACACCCCGACAACAACGGGTATTTATCAATTGGCGATGTTTGTTACCGCAATTTCGTTGCGAATTTTTGCCAATAACCATTAACCAAAGGGAGGACGGGAAACCGTCCGCCCTTTAATCATTAAAGATATGGATAAACTTTTTACATGGGAACAATGCCGTATGATATTTGCCACGTCGTTAAGCCCGGTTTTAGCCTATTTAACCCCAACGGCTGGATTTATGTACGCATTGATTATAATGTTTACTTTCAATATTTGGGCGGGTATGCGGGCGGATGGGGTAAGCGTAAGACATTGCAAAAACTTTCGTTTCAGTAAGTTTAAAAACGCTTTGGCGGAATTGCTTTTGTACGTTACTATTATACACGTTATTTATTCGGTAATGCTGCAATGTGGCGATAATGAAGCCGCCAAAATAGTAATTAAATCGCTTACTTATGTTTTTATGTATGTGTATTTGCAAAACGCATTCCGCAACCTTATTAAAGCATATCCCACAAAGGTTGCGTTGCGTATTATTTACCACGTTATCCGGTTGGAGTTTACACGGGTATTGCCGGGATATTGGCAACCGATAATTGAGAGATACAAACGGGAACACGATAGCGATATTATTAACGATAAGGAAAAGGAGGGCGAACAATGAACCAAACAGAAATTTTAAAGTATTTGGAAGAGCAAAAAACGACCCGGACGATTACGGATTTGATTGTACATTGCACCGCAACCAAGCCGGGCGCAAAAGTCAACGTTGATGTTATCGACGGTTGGCACAAAGAACGGGGATTTAAGAAGCAACCCCAAAGCGGGCGAATTTGCGGTTATCATTTTGTTGTATTGCCGGACGGGACGATTGAAACCGGGCGTTATCTTTCCGAGATTGGGGCGCACGTTTCCGGGCAAAATTCCCGTTCTATTGGTATTTGTTACGTTGGCGGATTGGATGCCAACGGCAAAGCCGCCGACACACGCACCCCGGAACAAAAGGAGGCGTTAATATGGTTATTATCCCGATTAGTTGTTATGTTCCCGGACGCAACGATTAAGGGACACCGGGATTATTCCCCGGATTTGAACGGCGACGGTATAATTGAACCGTGGGAGTTTATAAAAGAATGCCCGTGTTTTAATGCGGCAATTGAATATAGTAACATTTAATTTTGTACCATTATGACAAAGAAAGACAAAAAGGAGTATTTGGAACAATTGGTTGCCAATCAAGGGAACCAAGCGGGAATTAGTATTGCCCCGTTGTTATCCGCTATTATTGCAGATTGCGAGGACGTTTTTACGGTTACGGTTGAGGACAGCCAAGAAAATACGAAAAACGTAACGAACCCACAGGCGGAAATAGACGCATTTATTGACGCCGTAAACGCCGACCCGTTGCACAACATACCAAAAGTATATATTTCGGGCGTCGTAATTTCCTTTGCACAATTGGAGATTAACGAGGACGAAATAAATAGTACGGTTGAAATGGCGGGCGGACATTATGTTTTAACATTGAGCAAAACGCCCAATAGTTCGTTAATCATATACACGGCAAACACATGAAAAAATATCTAATATTGGCGGCAATCATTATGGCGGTTGCCGTCGCCTTTTGGGTACAACAAAGCCGTATTAAGAGTTTGACCGCCGAACGGGATAAATACCGGAGCAATATCGAAACGTTGTTGCAGGACGTCCGAACCTATCAAACAAAGGATAGTTTGAACGCCGCAAAGGTTGGGAATTTGGAGTTAAAATTATCCGAATATAAAAAGTACCGGGCGGATGATGCAGCGTTAATCAAATCGTTGCAGACAAAGAACCGGGATTTGCAAAGGGTTACGACGGCGCAAATGGAAACGATAAACGAATTAAGGGCGAACGTCCGGGATAGTATTGTATATTTGCCCGGCGACACGGTTACGACCGTATTACGTTGTATTGATATTGTGGAACCGTATTTTGAGTTGCACGGATGCACAACGCCCGCCGGGGTATTTACCGGGACGCATATAAACCGGGATAGTCTGTTAATAGCGGAAACGGTGCAATATAAACGCTTTTGGGGGTTCCTTTGGAAAACCCGAAAGATTAAGAACCGGGAAATTGACGTTGTAAGCAAGAACCCGGCAACCCGAATATTGGGGGTTGAGTTCGTAACCATAGAAAAGTAATAAACCGGGGGTTGTAACAAGGCGTTGCAACCCCTTTTTCTATTGAGCCATTTTTAGACCGTTTCCGGGCATTTTATTTCAAAGTGGATAATTTCCCGTCCAGCTTGCAAAAGTCGCTTAAGTCGAAAATTCCAAGAAAATAACTCTTTTGGAACCAAAACAAAACTTTTTGAAGTTTAAGCCAAAAATAAAAGATAAAACTTTTGGTAATTAAAATAAAGGTTGTATATTTGCATCATCAAACAAGAACGACCGGGCGTTTTCCCGGAAAATAGAGAGCGAAACAATATGAATACTCAAAGCATTTATAACGGATTAGATTACACAACAAAAGAGATTAACCGCAATTTCAAAATCAAGGTAAACGGAATTGTAAACGGCAAAAAGGTTAATGTATTGGTTGGCGTGTCCGGTTTAATAAAGATTGTCGGCGATATTAAGTTAGTCAATCGCTTGTTAAAACGTGCTTTCAATTGTTACGGCGACAAAGAGGTTTGCAAATTGCGCCGAGGCGTTAAAATCACTTTCTATTATCAGTAAACAACGACGGGGCGTTTTCCCCGGAACAATATAAATTTTCAATCATGGCAAAGTACATTTTAGTTAAGAAAGTAAAGGGAAAGAAATACGAGTACCAAGTTATTGACGCCGATAGTAAGGCGATTGTATCAAAAAGAACGTCCGCCCGTGAATATGTGGCGTGTACCGCCGACGGGTCGTTTTATTTCGGTCGTTTGGATTTAATCGGCAAAGGCGACCACGGCAAACGGTTGAGCCATGCGACGGAAATATTGGCAAACCCGGAAAAGGCGTATAAAAAACAAATCGCATACTTTACGCCGGATTATCGGAGTATATGGATAGCCGAAAACCCCGCCGAACAATGGATTGCCCGAAACGTTGAATATGCGACAAAGGAAAAAGAGAGATTAAACGCAATTGCGTATTTGCAGTAATAACAAGCCGGGGGATTGTCCCCCGGCACAACTCAAAACGATATGATTACAAAAGCGGAAATAATGGAAAAGGCGGCATTGAAAATTGATTTATCAACATTCCCCGCCGAGGCTTTGGAGAAAATGAACGAAATGTTTAACGGCGATTATGCCGGGGCGATGGCAAAAACGAACGCCGAGATTGAAAAAGGCGTTGATTTATATTTGTCGGCGGTTGGGCGTTCTGTTGAGGTGTGGCACAAAGGTAAAAGCCATACAACAAAAGTTGCCCGGATTGATTACGACGCAAAGGACGATTATTTTGTGTTGGAATTTAGCGACCGGGGAACATTCCGTTTTCGCAATGGCGGCTTTGCGCCGTTGGGACATTCCGGGGAATTTTACGGGATATTCGACCCCGCCGTTGGAAAATGTGGAATTAAATTTTTGTAGAACCAAGCCGGGGGCGCAATCCCCCGGCATAATCATTTAGAGCGATGAATAAAACGAAACGTTACCGATTAAGTCAAGATATGTATAAGATAATCCAAAATGCAAACGGCGGGTTATTTTTGCTTTATACCCGGCACAATCCCGGCGATGTGTTGAACCTATTGTTAGACGGCAACGATATTGGGTTGACGTGCCGAGTTGAGAGCCGACACGACCAATATTATAAGTATTGCAAAGTAATTACGGAGGGCGTACAATGAGCCGTAACAGAGAGCGACAACAAGAATTGCAGCCGGGGCGGGTCGATTACGCCCGTACCCGGTTGGAGGCGTTGGGTTATCCGGTTACGGAGGTAAACGCCACGACCTTACAATTTACTTTCCGGGGTTCCCCGGTTACATTATACCCGTATTCCGGTTGGTTTACCGGGCGCACCGTTACCGATGGACGGGGAATTAAGAACCTATTAAAACAAATACCTATGCGATTTGCGTTAAGACGTCAAGAAAAAATAAAAGCGGCTTTTGAGCCGAACGGGGACGAAATATTAGCCCGGATAAAAGAGAGTTTAACCCGGTATTTTTCCGCCGACCGTTCGGAGTTCCCGGAGGGGTTCCGGGATATTGAAAGCGATTATAACCAATTGCCGGGGGAACCGTACCCAACTATTGCAATAAACGACGTCGGAAACGCCAACCGTATGATTGAGTTCTATGTTACCGGGAAACAATACGACGTTTACCATGTAGCATTTAAGGGATTTACAAAGGGTTAATATATGGGAATGATAAAAAGGAATTGCGACAATTGCGGCAAAGAATACAACGCCGATACCCGGAATTTACGCCGAGGTTGGGGACGTTGTTGTTGTAAGAGTTGCGCCGCCCAATTGAGGGAAAAGAATAAACCCGGATATAACCCGGAACGGGTCGCCGTAAATAATGCACGCCGGAAATTTTGGGCGGATTGCCCGGAACCGGAACATTACCCGTTGAGTTATGACGGGGCGGATTTCGACCAATGGGGGGATTGTGAATTTGGAATACATGATTAAAAAGATAACCCCCGACGCAATGAAGTAACGCCGGGGGTTGGTACGCAGTAACCGAGAGCGATGTTTGAGGTTATGCGGTGCAACAAAATTAGTGTTTTTTATCTGTATTACAGCGTCCAACGTGAACAAATAAAATATTCAAAGGTTTTATTTTTGGTAATATAGATTTTATTTGTACTTTTGCAGAAACAAAAACCCACTGGGGGAGTACCCGGCAAAGATATGAGAATAAAAGAGAGCGATTTATTAAAACAATTGGCGACCGATAGCGGGAAAACAGCCAAACAAGTTTCCGAAATTGTCGTTTCGGAATTACTCAAAAACAAAGTTATTGAGGACGACCCGGACAATTGGGGCGTTTCCGTTTTCGATGCAATAAACGAGGACGTAACCGAGGAACAAACCGCCAATTGTTATGCGGCGATTTCCGAGGCGTTGGGCGTGTATCTGAAACGGGTATATTTCATTGTCCCGGATTTGGATTTAATGGGTAACGACGATTGCCCGGAATGCGGCGGCGAAATGGAAGTTACCGACGGGGAAAGCAAATGCACCGGAGGCGACGGATATTTGACCCCGCCGGAATATACCGCAATTTGGGAGGAAATGACGTGTACGCATTGCGGACACAAAGAGAGCAACGAACCGAGTTATTAACAATAAAAGACTAAAGAAATGGCAGAAATGACGAAATTAAGAGTAAACGAGGCAATCGCACGGGCGCAAACCGCCGGAATTAAAGTTTATAAAAAAGAGGTTGCCGCCCGGTTATGGGAGGGACGCACCGAAAGCGCACAACAAGTTAATATGACTAACTTATGTAACGGAACGACTAAACAGATACGCCCGGAATGGGTCGTTATCATTTGCGAAATGTGTAATTGTACCCCTAATTATTTGTTTGGTTATGAAGAATAACGGGTTACAATGGTTTGAACGCATGGCGGACGTTATGTTTTCCGATAGGTTCCAAGCGAAAGCGATTATTGCGACATTTGGGACGTTGGGCGTTGTTTGTCTGATTGGCGCATTTTGGAACCCGTGGCAATTGATGTTTGCGGGTCTGTGTGCCGCAATGGTATTATGTGGATTTTCAGAATTAAAAAAGAGTAGAAAATGAGAGCGAACAAAAAGAAACCGGAAAACCCGGTACAAAAGACGGTTGAAAGTTTGGGAGCCGTTCCCGCCGACCAATTCCCGGAAATTACCGAGGAACAACAACAAATAATCCCACCGTTTGAAGCGGTCGAGGTTGAGCAACCAACCGGAATATTTGAGATATTGCCGGGCATGACGGTTGAGGAAATGACGGCAATGTTTTTTGATGAAAAAACGTTGATTGAACCCCCGTACAAGGTTTGGCAATTGAATAGTAAGGGACACCGCTACTATTACCGATACGACGAGAACGGGAACCCGGAGTTTTTCCCGTCGGTTACAACGATATTATCCCAAACGTTGCCAAAAGCCCCGCATTTGATACAATGGATTGCAAGCAAAGGAATTGAGGAAGCGGAACGATACAAAGGCGAACGGGCGGCGTATGGTACATTCATGCACGCCGCATTTGAGGAATTATTAATTAACCGGGCTTATGATTTGGACGGGCTGAAAGGCAAACTAAAAGAATATATTGAGGTTTACCGATTGCCGGACGATTTTATATATTATGCCGACGATTTGAAAAAGGACGTTTTGGCGTTTGCTCAATTTGTTTTGGATTACGACGTTAAGCCATTAGCCGTTGAAATTGCATTGGTACACCCCGTTTATAATTACGCCGGAATGATTGATTTACCGTGTACGATGTTGGAAAAGCCCGGTTCCGGCGAAAGAATAAACGCAATTGTGGATTTCAAAAGCGGACGAAAAGGTTTTTACGAAGAAGCAGAAATTCAGTTGCATTTATATTCTATGATGTGGAACGAAAATTTCCCGGATATTCCGATTGACCGTGTTTTCAATTTCAGCCCGAAAGATTGGCGAAAGAAACCGACGTACAATTTGAAAGACCAAACCGACAGCCCGAACGCAAAGAAAATCCCGTATCTTTTGGAGTTGGCAGCAATTGAGGACGAAAAACGGGATAATACATTTACGGCGGTTTCCGGGGAAATATCATTGGATAACGAACCGGATTTGACAAACAATATTGTTTCGCTGACGTTGGCGGAACTTGTTAAAAGCAAAGCCCCGGCGGAAAAGAAAAAACCGGAACCGGAAAAAGCCGTTACCGTTGAGGATTTGAAGAAAGACCCGGAACCCGAACCACAGCCGGAACCCGAACCACAACCGGAACCGGAGGAAAAGAAAACCAAGACCGTAAAGAGAACCACACGAAAAACGGCAAAAACGGCGGAAAACAAGCCCGTCAAGGAAAAGAAAACCGCAAAACGTACAATTGCACCAAAAAAAGAAAAAGCGGCTAAAATCGAAGAAAAACAGCCTAAAAAGCCGGAAACCGTGACAAAGAAAGATTTATTGAATACTGAAATTGATATTTGATTATGAATTTAGAACAAAAAGTTGTTTCAAAAAATTCAGTTGATGAACTAAATGAATTATTAGTTGATGGATGGTATATAAAACAATTGCAGGTTGTTTCATATACGGTAGATTATGATATTGTAGTAGAACAAAAATATAAATTATTTGCTGTATTAGAACGTAAAATATGAAAGGACGTATAAATATAAACAGACCAACCCCCGGCATACAACGTGTTGTTTTGCCACGTGTGGGGTTTATCAAAGTAGGATACAAGGAAAAGGCGGAAAACGGCAAAGAATACCCAAAAAGCGTTGATTATTTCATACCAACCGGAAAGTATGCAGGATTGTTTGCGAAAGCATACGGCGAGAAACCGCAAACAATACAGATTATTTTCCCGGACGACGACCCGGAAAAGGTTTGCAATGAAATGTACGAATACCGGGACGACGACGGGCGACGCATAGCATACGGCGACGGGGAAACGTTCTTTGTATGGAACGGAAAACAATATTGTCAATATAGTACAAAGGATTATCCTAATTTGATGGCAGGGGTTGCGGAAAAGCACCCCAACCGTGCCGTATTAAACGGAGGCGACGGATGGATTGTAACGTTAACCGTAACTTTCATTATTCCGTTGGTGCGTGGCGTTGGCGGGGTTTGGCAGTTTACGACAAAGGGAACAGCGTCAACAATACCAAATATCCGTGATACATTCGACGCCATATTAGCAGAAAAACAATTTGTAAAAGGAATTATCTTTGATATGAACGTACAATTTGCGGTTTCTCAAAAGCCCGGCGACCGTTCCCGTTATCCGGTCGTTACGATTGTTCCGAACGAAAGCGAGGGGAATTTGTTCAAGGTAAAAGAAGCATTTAAGCCCGTGCAGTTGGTGGAACAAAAATAAAGTATTATATTTGTGCCATAAAACAAACGACTACCACCGTTTGAAAGATATTTGCTAATATTAGCGCAAACCCGTTTTCCGGTGTGTGGTAGCCCGGATTACGGGTTTTTTCATTTAATATGAACGAAAGAAGTTTTTTAATTTTAGATTTAGTACGTTCAAGGGTTTTAGAATTGAACCCAACAGAAAGTATTTTGGCATCATGCTTTTTTGGTTTGTTAGCACAGAATCCAATACAATACGGCGGAAAACCTTATTACATGGCTGATTACAAAAATGTGGCATGTTATTGTTCAATATTGCCGGATAAAATAGACACATTGAGGCGGCTTTACAAACGTTTGGAAAATATCGGATTGATAACAGTTATAAAGATAGACAACCACGTTTGTTTTACCCCGTCGCAAATGTTAAGAGATTGGGGAACGGTTTATAAATCCGATGAAGCGGAAAAAAATCCGGTTTTTGCGGAAAAAAATCCCGTAGAAGCGGAAAAAAATCCGCTATATATAAATAATAATAATAATAACACTATGAAGAAAGATGCTAAAGCATCAAAAGAAAATCCAAACGGATTTTCACAAGACAATTTTTCAAACGAAGAAAAAACAGTTAAAGCAAGTATTGTTTATGGGTTTACCCCGGAATTGTTGGACATCAGAAAACAAGTAATTGATAAAGTTGATAATTACTTTGCAAAACTTGTATTCCCATTTGATAGCGATGAATTTAAACGGAACTTTTATATTTTGATGTGTCAACCGAAATGGAGAACGTCGCAAAAGAGTTTTTCAGCGATACAAGCAAACTTAAATGGTTTGAGTAAATACCCGGAAGAATTTGCGCTGATTCTGATAAAAGAAAGCATTTCAAAAGGTTGGGCGGCGTTAGAATATGATTCAACCCCCGAAAAATACGAAAAATGGGAAAAAATGAAACGTTCCGTAAAGACAGAGCAGCAAAGCAGCAAAGAAATTGCGGATATGATGAAGTATTTAAACAATGATTTTGATTGATATGGGAGCAATTGAAAAAAAAGAAAATACGGCGTTAGAAATATATAATACCAAGCCCGGAACAAAAGCCATTGAAGTACGCCGTAGAATGGTGCAATTGTCGGAGGTTGCCAAAGCATTAAACCCAGTTGAAAAATATGTTTTCGCAGCGTCAACAAAAACACCAATTGCGGAAATTGACGATGCAAAATTAGTTGAAAATCTTTCGTTATTGTTTAAGCGTATAGCAATGGACGTTGGTTATATAATACCACAGAATGAAAATGATTGGAATTATATACAATCCCGGTTGTTGGATATTCTGAAACGTTATTACTCAGATATGACGTTGGCGGATATTAAGATGGCTTTTGAATTGGCGACGACCGGGGAGTTAGACGAATTTTTGCCGAAAGATAAACACGGGAACCCGGATAAAAATCATTATCAGCAATTCAATGCGGATTATCTTTCAAAGATATTGAACGCATACAAGCGAAAACAGAACGTCGTAATTGACAAAGCGTTTAAAGTATTGCCGGAACCAAAAGGCGAAATGACGCCGCAGCAAATACGGCAATTTGAGATACAAAGACAATGGCGGAACCGTTATATTTTCCTTTGCTACAAATACACCGGGAAATTAATATTGGGGCTAACTGATGATATGTTTTTGTATGAATGGTTGCAAAAATGCGGGTTGGCTGATGATGTACAAGTTAAAGAGGACGACCGTAAAGAAGCGTTTGCCCGGTATATGCAGCGTGTAGCCCGTGGAATGATAAACCAATATACGGCGTTTCAAGTTCGCCGAAAAGGAACCGAAAGCCCGGAAATTGATTTTACGGCGTTTGAAGTTGCCCGGAAAAAGGAGATTATAAAAGCATTTGACCGGATGATTGCCGAGGAAATGCAAGTTGATAACTATTTAAAATTTGTCTGATGGCAGCATCATATAATGTAAACGGCAGATGTGAGGATTGCACATTTGCCGACGCATACGGCAGAAGTTGCGAACATGGGCTTTTATATCCGTTGGCAGTTTTAATAAAGTATGGAGATGTATATAAATGCCCGAATTTCAAGCAAAAGACGGCGGAACAAATAGAAAAACAAATCAGATTAATAGAGGAACTAAATAAAAATGGAAAATGAGATTTGGAAAGATATTCCCGGATATGCAGGGACATATCAAGTTAGTAATTTTGGGCGTGTAAAGTCTAAGCGTAAAGTATTAAAAGCGGGTTTAAGGAAAGGATATTTATATATTTCTTTGAGAAACAAGAAATTTAATATTCATAGACTTGTAGCGATAGCATTTATACCAAATCCGGGAAATTTACCGGAGATTGACCATATAGACGGAAACCCATTAAATAACAATGCTAATAATTTGAAATGGGCTACAAGACAACAAAATGAATTAAATCCAATAACAAGAAGTAGAATTTCAAAAAGTCTGAAAGGACGTAATATTTTATGGAAAGAAAAAATATCTAAAACACTGAAAGGCAGAAATGGAGAATTACACCCAAAGAGTATAAAGATTTATCAATATTCAAAGGATAATGTATTTATCAAATCATATCCAAATGCTCAAATTGCATCAAAGGAAACACACATTCCACAATCAAATATAAATAGATACGTAAATAATAAATTAAAAAGTGCAGGAGGTTATTTATGGAAAAAAATATAAGAATTTCAGCAGTAGTGGGAATTGATCCCGGAGCAAGTGGGGGTATAGTAACATGGCGACCAAACCACAATATAACCGCCATAAAAATGCCGGAGGATATAAACGAACTGAAAGAATATTTGTTGTATTTGAAAAGCATTTGGTCGCCGATTGTATTTTTGGAAAAATTGAGCGTGCGCCCGGATGATATAACGCCGGGTGCCGATGGCGTAAATATGGGTAAATTGTACCGAATACAAAAGATGATGGCAAACTTTGAGCAATTGAAAGCAATCATTGCAGTTTGCGACATTCCGTTTGTCATGGTACACCCTATGAAATGGCAAAACGAATTGAAGTTGCGAGCAAAGACGACACGAAAAAAAGAAGAAAAGAACGAGCGAAAACGCAGATACAAAGAGATTGCGGGGAATTTGTACCCGGAATTGAAACCGACATTGTGGAATGCAGATGCAACGTTGATAATGCACTTTGGACGTTACATTTTACGGAATAACCCGGATTGGGTGCTTGAAAATTTACCCGGTAAAATGTATGAACGCCTTTTTTTAGCCCCGTAGAACGATTTTATTTATACGATAAAAAGTATATGGAAAAGGAGAAAAGCCCGCAAATCGAAAATCCGGCAGAAATAACGTTTGAAATGTTTGTTGAGTTGGTTAAACAAATGAGGCATAACCAACGCAGATATTTTGCACAACGCAGACCGGAGATTTTGGAAACGTGCAAGCAGTTAGAACGTGAAGTTGATGCAATTGTTGCAAAACTAACAGATACACAAATGAAATTGTTTTGATATGGACGAAATGGATTATATCTATTTAGGCGACCGATTGACCCGCCCGGAATTGCGACGTATGCCGTGCCGGGCTGTTCGTCGTTCCGATGGTAAATGTATAAGAGGGCGCAACGGCAATATGTTAGTTGAGTTTAACGGCGGCGGTAAATGCGTTGTTTTGGGGCGATTATTGCGGAAAATAAAAAAATAGCCGAAAATAAAAGGCGAAAGTTTTGGTATATCCATTATTTTACATATATTTGCGGCATGAAAAAAGGTAAATACTTAATAGAATATGATTGTTACGTTGCTGAAAATGGCAATATAACGCAAAATGATAAGGAAATAAAGCCTTATTTGAACGGTGGCTATATGACTGTAAAATTAAAAATCAATGGTTTAAAAGTTATGCGGGTTCATAGATTGGTTGCTTTGGCGTTCATTCCCAACCCGGACAATAAACCATGTGTTGACCATATCGACGGGAATAAATTAAATAATCATGTTAATAATTTACGTTGGTGTACTATTGGCGAGAACCTAAAATTTGAGAACGTTAAACGTGTATCAAAATTATATCCCGTTAAACGTATTGATAAATTAGGTAATATTGTATGTTTTGATAATATTTTAGATGCGTGTGTTTTTCCTTGGCAAAAGTATGTAATATTACAGGTATGTAACGGGAAAAGAAAAACATACAACGGTTATAAATGGGAACATAACGACCCGGCGATTTCCGGGAAATAAATAAATTTAAAGAGCGATGTATATTAAGAAATTGGAATTGTTGAATTTTCAAGTTATCAAAGAGTTCAACGCAGATTTTGAGGGTAATGTATATTTCATTACCGGGGACAATGAGTTAGGCAAATCAACCCTTTTAAAAGCAATCGGCGCAATGTTGACCGGGAACCGGGACGCCGTGTTGAAAAATGGAGAGGACAAAGGGTTTGCAAAAATGGTTGTAGGTAACGACGGCGAAAATTACGAGGTCGAATTAAAGTTTACCAAAGCCAACCCCCGTGGGACGTTATCCATTAAATCCCAAACAACCGGGATGCGTTCGGATAACGTTTCTATGTTGCAAAAGATTTTCGGCTACCAAGACTTTGACGCCGTGGAGTTTTCCCGTTGGAGCGAAACCGCCGAGGGACGCCGCAAACAAATTGAGGTTGTAAAGGCTTTATTGCCGGAAAAAGTGCGCACCCGGATTGCAGAAATTGACGCCGAGGTTATGACCGTTAAGGACAAACGAAAAGACGCCAACGCCGAGGTTAAGACGTACACAACCATTTGCGCCAACGCTGAAAAGCAATTGAAGCCGGGCGACGTCAAAACGTATGCCGATAAAAAGGACATTACGGCGTTGATGGAAGAGCAAAACGAAAATGCCCGGTTGATTGAGAAAGCGAAAACGGTACGCCAAGCCCGGCAACAAAGGATTGAACAATTGGAGGCAATCCCCGGACGAATTAAAGAGGCGGAAGAAACCCGAAAAAGTAATATTAAGGCAATCGACGACAAATTAGCCGCCGAGGAAAAAGAAGTTGCCCGGATAATTGCCGAGGCAAACGCCCGGTTGGAAAAAGCCAAAGAAGATGCGAAAGCCAACAAAAAAGCCATTGAAAACGATTATAAGGAAACGTTGCAAGTTATTGTAAACGACAAATCCGAGTTTGTGAAACGCAAAGCGAATGCCGACAAATGGTTAGAGGAATACGAAGCCAACAACCCGGAACAATTAGACACGGCGGAACAACTGAAAAAAGCCGAGGAACACAACCGTATCAATGCGTTGGTTGTGGATTACATGGCAAAGAAGAAACAAAAGGAAGCCGCCGAGAAAACCGCCCGCACGTTTGAGGACAAATTAGGCGCATTGGCAAAGGAACGGGAAACGCTTATTGCGACGTCCGAATTACCTATTGCCGGGCTTTCATTTACGGACGACGGGTTAGAATTAAACGGCGTGCCATTCGTAGCCGGGAAAGTTTCAGATAGTCAAATTATGGAGGTTGCCGCCAAACTGATTATTGCAAGCAATCCGACGGTTAAAGTATTCCGCATTGCGAGGGGCGAAAGTTTGGGCGAAAAGCGTTTACAGGCGATTATAGATATTGCAAAGGCAAACGGTTTTCAAGGCTTTATTGAGGAAGTAAAGCGGGGGCAAACTGATTTAGTAGTTGAGGAATACACGGAAAACGAATAATAACCGGGGGCGGGCTTTCCGTCCCCTTAAAATCTAAAACAATGGCATATACATTGAACGATAATTTGAAACGTTGGGCGGAACAATACGAAACCGCCGAGTTTATCCAATCCGACCCGGTGCAAATCCCGCACCGTTACGATAGTCGGGTAAATATTGAGATTAGCGCATTTGTTACGGCGTGGATTGCGTGGGGTTCCCGCAAACAGATAATCCAAAAGGCGGATTTTATCGACCGGGAAATTTTCAAGGGTGCGCCGTATCATTACATTGTTGGAACCGATACGCAGGGAACCGCCCCGGAATGGAAGCAATACAAAGGCAGTAAAGAGAATTTTTATAGAACGTTTACATACGCCGATTTTCACGACCTTTGCGCCCGCTTATTTGACGTATATAGTAAGTTTGAGAACATGGAAAAGGCATTGCAAGCGCAACCGGGCGGGCGTCCATTGGAGCAATTACAACGTCTTTTCGGCGATGTTAAGGGCGTGCCGGATATGGAAACGAAAAGCGGTTGCAAACGCTTATGTATGTTTTTGCGTTGGATGTGTCGCCACGGTTCCCCGGTTGACTTTGGATTGTGGACGATTTGCGACCCCCGTAATTTAATCATTCCATTAGATACCCACGTACATAAACAGGCATTGCGGTTGGGGCTTGTAAAACGTCGGACGCCGGATTTGCAAACAGCCATTGAGATAACCGACCGTTTCGCCGAGATATTCCCGGACGACCCGACAAAGGGCGATTTTGCGTTGTTCGGTTATGGAGTGAATAACGGTAAGGTTGCACCCGTTACGACGGAACCGGAGCCGGGCGAATTTGTTGTTGCATTTGCAAAAGTATTGGATAAGCGGGAAACGAAGTTATCACGGGCGGAACGGGACGTTATCCATACAATCGGAATGACAGCGTTTAATAAGACAATGAAAAAATTAATAGCCGATGAAAAAGCGAGAAATAACAGCAACGGGGACAATAAACAATAACGGCGGGTTGGCAATGTACATGGGGGAATTAAACGAGTTTTTCAAGGGTTGGAAAGGTTCCCGCATTATTGCCCGGTTTATTGTAGCGTCCCCCGGTTCGTCCGAGGCTTTGAAAGGGTATTATTTCAACTATGTTGTACCGACGTTTAAGCACGCAATTTGGGAGGCGGGCGAACGTCTTACAGAGGAACAAACCGAACGACGTTTGAGGGAATTTTCCCCTATTATGTACGTTGAACGGGTCAACGAGGAAACGGGGGTATATTCCCACGATTTGCGCACCGTGGCGGATTTGTCGAACGCCGAGTTAATCGAACATATCGAAACGCTCAAACAGATAGCCGCCGAGGAATACAATACATTTATTGACGACCCTAAAACCCTATAATATGCCCGCTTGCAAATGTATCGAAAGAAAGAAACCCGCCAACCAACGTAAATGGCGCATATTGCAATACAAATGCAATCATTCGGCGTTTAATGGTTGGCGGTATCAACGAAGCGATTACAGCGCAATAACTTGTTTGCGTTGCCGGATGGTTTGGAGAACAAAAGCAAATTATGTTGAACAATTGCCCCGATATTCAGAGGGCGAACAATTAAATTTTGATAATGGAATTAACAGATAAAACCCCGATGCCGCAAGGTAAATTTAAGGGGCAACCGATGGAAAATGTACCGTATTGGCATTTGCTTTGGTTGGATGGAAAACCGTTTTGTAACCGGGACGTCCAAAAGTATATAGACGAAAACCGGGACGTTTTGGAGTTGGAGAAAAAGCGGGATAAATACCGCAATGAGAGCGAAAACAGTAATTAATGATTTAATATTTAAGGTTATGCAAAAATTTGATTTGAAAGATGTTTGTTTCTTTGATTGTGAAACAACCGGGGTTCCGGCAAAGGGTTTGAAATGGGATGCGGATTTTGAGCAATTCCCGCACGTCGTCCAATTGGCGTGGTCGTTGGGCGATAAGGAAAAAAGTTATATTATCAAACCCGATAATTACGAGATACCCCCGGAAACAACCGCAATTCATGGTATAACAACCGAACGGGCAATTGCCGAGGGCGTGCCGTTTGCCGAGGTTGTGGACGAATTTTTAGCGGATGCCAACGCCGCCCCGCTTGTATGTGCGCACAACATTTACTTTGATAGTTCAATGTTAAAAGCAAACGTTTTGCGCTATTGTGGACGGGAATATTACGACGCACATGTTGAGGACGCATTACATAAGGGTAAACGCATTGATACAATGATGAAAACAATTAAGTTTGTCGGCGCATTGTATTCAAACGGGCGACCGGGAAAATATCCCAAATTAGAGGAATTATATAGTAAGTTATTCCCCGGCGAAACATTCCCGGCGCATGACGCATTAGAGGACATAAGGGCGTTGCGCCGTTGCGTCCCGGAATTGGTTAATTTGGGGATTATTGAGTTAGCGCAAAAGGAATACCCGGCGGAACAACTCAAAGCCCAATTTGAGCCGGAAAAGCCCAAAGGCGGGCGCAATATTGAGTTCCACGACCCCAACCCGGTAACGGAACCAATCGGAACCGGGGAACCCGTCCCGGAACCAACCCCGGAACCGGAACGCCCGGCGGTTCCGTCGAATAGTAAGACACGGGAATTGTTGGACGAAAACGAATTTTGATTAAATCGTGCCGGGCGGATTCCCGGCGACAAATAATATTATAATATGAACGAAGAAAAAAAAGCCGCAAACGTTATGTTAATACCAAGTGAAAAGGCGTTTGCATTGTCGAAAGTAAAGACATTAAAGGACGGCGGGTTAGACGTGCATTATGAAGTTACCGAAACAATCGGCAATGAGAGTTACACGAACAAATACCACGTCGAAAGTGCAAAGGACATACACCCGGATTTGCGGGATTGTTTCGACCGTTTGCGCCCAATCATGGGACGGATTTTTAATATTACGTCCTTTCTTTCAATGGTTGAAACGTCCGATTTCAAAGCAACCAAAAAGCAAAGCGAGTTATCACGGGATTTTGCCGACGAAATGTTGAAAAACATAGAGGTTCGGGGCGTGTCCTTTTCCGGTCAAGACGATAACGTAGGGGTTGTTTTAACCGGATTGTTTACCGTGTCGAACAATCAAAAAACCGCAATCAATTCGCCCCGCCTTAAATTCAATACTGAAACGTTCGGTTTTGAGGAGGAATTGGAAGAAATCGTTGCGGACATTGAAAACGAGGTTTACGCATTTTTGTTCAAAGGCAAAAAGGCGCAATTGGAATTGTTCGGGGCTGACGGCGAACCCGCACCGGGTTTGGTCGCAGAGCCGGAAAAGGAGGACGGATTGTTCCCGGAGGTCGGCGACCCGGCTAACGAGGACGACCCGGAGGACGAAACGGCGGATATGTAAGCAATGGAGCCGATATTGCTAACAGACCGGGAAGAATACCAATTTGTAACCGATAGGGGGTTTTGCCCCCTATTGGATTACAAGCGGTTTACAATGGATATTCGGTTGCGTGTCGAAATCCAACGGGAATTGTTCGGGCATTGCGTTTTTGGTCGTGGGAATATCCCACAGGCAAACGAACGGTTTTTCCGGTGGGTTTGGGAGCATAAGCCGCACAGATGCGAGGAATGTTTAAAGCCGTTACGGAATTATTCCGCCGTTTATTGTTCGCATATATTGGCCCGTGGAGCGTTTCCCGAAATGGCGCATGATGCAAGAAATATAAATATACTATGTTTTGAACATCATTCATGTTGGGAGAATGGGGATAAAACGAAAATGCGTATATATCCGGGCAACGTCCGGATTATTGAATTGCTTAAAAACGAATACAGAAGTTTGAAAATATGAGGACGAAAAAAATAACACCCGATTACAGGGCAATTTCCCGCCGTTCAATCAAAAATGATTTCAGACGGGTACAAACATACCCGGAAAGGGAGAAACGACCGCAAATCGAAAATCCGCCCGAAATAAATGCAGAAAGACGGGTTTTGTTTGTTGGCGAAAATTCAGGTTATTACAAATTGCGTTCTTTCATTGTTGGTAAATTGGTTCGATTAGTTCAAAAATCAAGCGTCGGCGGTTGGGTTTGTGAGTTCGTACACGACGACGACCGAAAAGCGATAAACCATGCCGCCGGATGGTCGGACAATAAGAAACAATATTTGTTGGATTGCATAAAATTCAAGTGACATGAAAATAAAATCAAAAACCGGATTTAAAATTGCGTTATACACGTTCGTGACGTTAACGGTTGCGTCTTATATGTGGGCGTTGTATAGTATCATTGTTTGGATAATTAAAGCGTTTTTTGTATGAGTGTAAACAAGGTTATTTTGATGGGACATACCGGGAAATCCCCGGATTTTAAGGAGTTCGACAACGGGGGTTGCGTGGCGACCTTTTCGTTGGCAACCACGAAACGAGGTTATACCACAAAGGACGGGCGGCAAATCCCGGAGCGTACCGAATGGCATAACGTCGTATTGCAAAACGGGTTGGCAAAGGTCGCCAATCAGTACGTCAAAAAGGGCGATAAACTTTATATTGAGGGGGAATTAAGAACCCGGAGTTATGACGATGCGCAGGGCGTGAAACGGTATATTACCGAAATTGTTGCAACCGATATGGAAATGTTGACGCCCAAAGGAACCGGAGCCGGAACGCAAGCCTCGCCGCCGCCCGTGCCGGATGCACCCGCCCCCGACGGAACCGACGATTTACCGTTTTAATCTGTTTGAGCATGGGAGCGATAAACGGACGGGTTATTTGCAGCCCAAAGGGAAAAGCCGGGGAATATGCCGAGAACGCCGCCAACTTTTACGTTGGTTGTTCCAACGGATGCACGTATTGTTATTTGCGCAAAGGGCGGGGCGCAAAAGTGTTGGGCGGCAATACCCCGGAATTGAAAAAGGCATTACGGGAATATCCATACGCATTGGATATATTTACGAATGAGTTGTTGAAGCATAAGGACGAATTGCAAAAAACGGGGTTGTTCTTTTCGTTCACGACCGACCCGTTATTGCCGGAAACGCAAAGGTTGACCCGCCAAGCAATCGGCGTTTGTCAACGCCACGGCGTCCCGGTAAAGGTATTGAGTAAATGCGCCGAGGGTATCAATATTTTAATCGACTTTGCCGAGGCGTCCGAGGGTTGGGACAAATCCCGTATTGCCATTGGTTCCACGTTGACCGGATGCGACGAATTGGAACCCAAAGCAAGCCCAAACCGGATGCGGATAAACGCATTGGTGCGGGCAAAACGCCACGGGTTCCGTACCTTTGCGAGCGTGGAACCAATCCCCGTGGGAATGTTTGACCGGGCGTTTTCTGTAATTGCTTTGTCGTACCCCTTTGTTGACTTGTTTAAGATTGGATTGCAAAGCGGTTGCAGATATACCAAGCGGGAAACATTGACGTTTTACAACGACGTGTTCGACTATTGGGAGGCGCACCCGGACAAAACACCCCGGATATATTGGAAAGATAGTTTTGTAAGAGCGTCCGGGATTGACCGGGAAACATTGCCCGGTTATTGTGTCCCGGCTAATTATAATTTATTCGACAATGGCAGAACATGAAGTTATAGAAACAACGACCCGTAAAATATACGTTTATCCATGCGTTAAATGCGGTTGCGATGATATAGAAATATATAATTGCGGTTATAGTTCATTTAATTGTGCTGGGGGAAATGTAAAAAATGCGGGCATAAAATCGAAACGGGCGCAAATTGGAACGCCAAAAATAGCGAGTTAATCAAAGCATGGAACCGGGGTAATAATCCCGACGTTTTGATTGAACAATTGGAAAAGGATAAACAAGCAATCGCCGAGGAAATAAAGCGTTTGCGAAAAATTAAAAGGAGGTTGCAAAATGCAGTATAACAACAAAGATTATAAACCGAAATTGCACGACCGTTGGCGTGCATTAACCGTTAAAAATCCGTATGCAACGCAGTTGGTAACGGCGGCGTATGAGGACAACGGGATTGTTTACGGCGAAAAATGTATTGAGGTACGAAGCAAAAACACGCCGTACCGGGGCGATTTAATGGTTTGTTCGTCCGCTAATCCCGTAATTCCGGGATATGAAAACGGGGTAACGTTGGGATTGGTTGAGTTGTACGACGTTAAGCCCGTCGCCGATTTTACCCCGGAAGATTGGGAGAATACCCGCATACCGCCCGAAAAACGTAAATCCATTACAAAGGGGTTCGGTTGGCTGATGCGGAACCCCCGCCGGGTAGTTGAGTTTCCAATTAAGGGGCAATTGGGTATCTATAATCTCGTATATACCAAAGGCGTAATAACCGAATACCCACGGGCGTTGGTAGTTGATAAACAGAGTTACGAATTATTAAACAGAAAAGGAAATGAGTAAAAAACAAGTTGGAATTATCCGCAACAATGGCGACGTACATACGGCGCAAATTGGGTTTCATATCGGACGGGTTGGCGTATCTGTTTACGTCCGGGAATATTGGAAATATAAGAGTTGGTTTATTATTCCCGGCGTGTCTGTGGATGCGGTCAACGGTTACGACCGTTACGTTGACATTGAGGCGAAAATATTGTTTGTCGGCATTGGCATACGGTTTATATGGATTAAAAGAAAGGTAAAACGATGAAAGCAAAGATTTTATTGTTATCTTTGGCAACGCTTTTGTTGGGGGCGTGCCAAAGCGAGAACGAACCAACGGAAACATTTTATTTACTTCAAAAATCCGAGAGCATGGAAGAAAGAAACGAGTTTGTAACGAATACCACGGCGGCAATGATACAGATAAACGCCCCCCGGTATAATTGCGAGATTGTCGAAACCGCATTAGCGGGCGGCGATAGGGTACGAATTTGCGTAAAAGGCGCAAAGGAAGATTTGGACGCATTGTTTGACTATGTAAACGAAGCGGGCAAAGAATGAGAGTAAAGCAACCCGAACCGTTCGACCGGGAAAGAGAGTATAAGCCCGGCGAACGGGTAATTGTCAACGGTGCGGTTTTAATTGCTACATTATGGACGCCCGCCGCACAACGGTTGGCAGATAGCCCCGGAACATTATTTTGTCAACGTTGCGTTCGTTGTAAGATTGGAAAAGATATTTGCACCGGGGCAAATCTGAAATGTGATAAATACAGCCGCACCGACCGAAAAACGATTTTTTGGCGGTTGGCATATCCAAAGAGTAACGCAGTAAGAACAATTAAAAAAAATAGCAATGAATAAGCAAGTATTAAGCCCCTTTGATTGCGATATGTGCGCAATGATTGAGGACATAACAAAACAAGAAATTGAGGTTACGGCGTCCGATACCTCAATACGTTTGAGTTGGGCGCAAAATGGAAGCGAGGGAAACGATAAAGCCGAGGGACAAAGGATTGAGGCGTTAAAACAGGCAATCCGGGGACGATTGGGCGACCGTCTTATTGAGTTCTTTTATGCCGATGGTAGGCAGTCGGTTTTTATGAAGTACGACCCGGAGGAATACCCGGAGGAAATGCGCACCCGTTTAGTTGACCCGGACGCCACGGCGGGAACCCGGTATTGTCGCACCTTGTTAGAGGTTGACGCAATCCAATTTCGCCGGGACAACGTGAACGACGTTTTGAAATTTACCGGAGGCGGAACGGTTACGACGCCCCGCACCCCGGACGGCAAAGCAATGTTTTCTTTTCCCGATGGCAACGGCATATTCGTTGACGTGCCGGAAAGTTGGTACATTATCCGGGAATTGAACGGACGATTTACCGCCCGCCCGGAACGGGATTTTAAACGAGAATTTGAACCTAAAAACAATCCCGTCGAAAATACCCAAAAGGAACCCACAAACAAAGGTTGCGGCGATTGTTCCAATTTCATGTATGAGGACGTAAACGGGAACGGTTATTGTGAGGCGTTCAAATCTGAACAAAGGTGCGGAGATTTCCGTTGCCAAGAATATAAACCCAAAAAATAATAGAGCGATGAAAGAAAAAAGTTTTGCACAAGAATTGGCGGCATTGATTAACCGCCACGGTATCGACGCCAAAATGAATACGAACGATTGGATTTTAGCAGATGTTGCCATTGATGCGTTAAACGCATACGGGAAAGCCAACCAATTACGGGAAAAAATGGCAAACGCCCCGGAACCGGGGAAAGACGATTGCGATTGCCCGGCGTGTACATTGCGCCGAACCTTACAAGGGAAAGCCCAACCCGGAGGGAAAGAATACAGAAAACCGGAGGCGTTCGACGTACCAAAAGAAGTGGAAGCAATGGCGGCGTTCTTTGCTGATATGTTCCCCGGTTCCGAAATACAAATCCAACGGGCCGATTTGAAAAAGAATCCACGGGATAAACGCCGGGCAAAGAATAAACGGAAAGGAGGGCGACGCAATGAAAAATAAATGTTCGTCGGAAATTCCCAATATGCCGACCGGATGCGCCCCGGATAATCGACGCCCCGAAAAGATATGCGGAACGTGTCGATATTTTAACCCGGAATTTCCGGTAAATGGAAAGCTCGCCCCGGTATGTTTGGCAATAAAGGAAATGAAAGGGGGAACGGAATACACCAACCCCCGTGGAACGCAACATTATTTTCGTTGCTCAAATGGGAGATACGAAAACGGTATAGGATAATAGGCAATAAGCCCCGGAAACAAAGCCGGGGTTTTGCCGTTTATGTACATGAGATAACAAAGGTTTGGCAATGCCCCGGAAAACCCGTAAATTTGCCCCGTGGTTAAAAGATAACCATTAAGACGATAAAAGTATTGAGTTAATAACAAAAGCCTCTTAAAATGGAAATTCCACGCAAATAACTTGCAATCGAAAAACATTTGTTACCTTTGCAAAAAAGATATATGGAAGTTTGGAAAGATATACCCGGTTTTGAGAATTACCAAATATCCAATTATGGTAATGTAAAAAGCCTCAATTATGGGAGGACAGGAAAAACCAAGTTGCTAAAACCAACTATAAGCGGCAAGGGTTATTTGCAAGTAAGGTTATCGAAGTCCGGTAAACCAAATGCGTTGTTGGTTCATAGATTGGTTGCAATGGCATTTATTCAAAATCTAAATAACCGGAAACAAATAAATCATAAGGACGAAAACAAGTTTAATAATAATGCCAATAATTTGGAGTGGTGCGATAATCAGTATAATAATACATATAACGGCAAACATAATAAAATTGCTAAAGCTGTAATACAACGTTCAAAAGCCGGAAACGAAATTGCCCGGTATAAATCCATAAGGGAAGCGGAAAGAAAAACGGGAATAAAAAATATAACGATTACCCGATGTTGTAAAGGAGTATATAAAACGGCGGGCGGCTATGTATGGGAGTACGATTTGACAGCAAAGGAGGTTTGACTATGAAAAAGAGAAAGAAGCCATTAGGTTATAATAAACGTTCCGAGGAACAACGAATTTACGACATTCGGTTTTGTTCCGATTTGTTTTTGCGTGGGTATTCGTACCGGGAAATTGCGGACGCATTGAACCGGGATTTGTCCGCGCGTGGAATGGGTTATACAATAACCTTTCAAATGGTTTATTACGATTTGCAACAATGCCTTATTGAGTGGAAACGGGAACGGTTGGATAATATCGACGAATACGTTACACAAGAATTGCGCAAATTGGATAAGATGGAGCAACAAGCATGGGAGGCGTGGGAGGCGTCGAAAACCGGAAAGATGCGCACCAAAGAGAAAACCAACAAAGGGCGACCAATCAAAACCGATGCCGAGGACGGCGACCCAGAATATTACGGGTACAATGAAACCGCAACCGAAACGTCCGCCGGGAACCCCCGGTTTTTGGATTTGCTTTTGAACATTCAGCAACGCAGGGCAAAAATGTTAGGGTTTGATGCACCCGTTAAAATTGAGATACCCGGATATAACGCCACGACCGACGACGATAAACCAAAGTACGACGTTAAGGCAATCCCGGACGATATGTTGTTTGCGTTGGCTGATAAACTGCAATCTGCCGAATATCAAAAGGCATTGTTGGAGAAAGGAGGGGCGCAATAATGGCAAAGAGAGTAACCGCACCCCGTCCGGGAACCAAGCAACCGGAATGGCAAACCGAGATTTGCGACACGTGCCGTTTTTCCGAATGGATAACGGACGACCATAGACACCGGGATTTAAACGGGAACCCGATTTGTTTACGTTGCCCGCATTACGAATTTTACATTGTCCGAGGTCGCCGGGCGTGTTCTAAATGGGAGAAAGGAGCAAAGCAATGAACAACGAACAATTATTGCAGATGTACGACGCAATCCGGCAACAACCGGATTTGCTTGTTAAAGCCGCCGCCCGTAAACGCCTTATCAACTTTGCCCGGTATATGCAACCGGATTTAGTATTAGAGCCGTTCCACGTCGTTTATTATACGTTGTTGGATATGTTCGCACACAGCAAAATACGAAAGATGATTGTACAACAACCGCCCCAACATGGCAAATCGGAGGGGTCGAGCCGTAAATTACCCGCATTTATGTTGGGGTTAGACCCCGACCGCAAAATATGTATCGGTTCGTATGCGGCGACAATCGCACGGGATTTTAACCGGGACGTTCAACGAATAATCGACACGCCCCGGTATCGTGAATTATTCCCCGGCACGTACTTAAATGGGTCGAACGTCGTAACAATGGCGAATACCTATTTGCGCAATTCCGATGTTATCGAAATGGTCGGGCGTAAGGGGTCGTTGCGTGTTGTGGGGCGTGGCGGTTCGTTGACTTCTAAAACCGTGGACGTGTCGATATTGGACGACGTTTATAAGGATTACGCCGAGGGTAACAGCCCGATAGTGCGGGCGGCGGCGTGGAAATGGTACACGACCGTTGTACGCACCCGTTTACACAACGATTCGCAGGAATTAATAGTATTTACCCGATGGCACGACGACGATTTGATAGGGCGCATTGAAAAGAGCGGCGAAACGATTATTGATGTTAAGTGTTGGGCGGATTTAGAGAACGTAACGCCGGGGGCGTGGGTGCGCATAAATTTTGAGGGATTGAAAACCGGGGAACCGACCGAGATAGACCCACGGGAACCGGGGGCGGCATTATGGGAAAGCCGACATAGTAAGCAAAAGTTGGAAGCGCAAAAAGCATTAGACCCGGTACAATTTCAATGCCTCTATCAAGGCAACCCCGGTTCCGCCGAGGGTCGATTATATCAACCGTTCAAAACATGGGTTGAAAAATCCGATTACGGCACGTACATACGTTCCGGCGCATACATTGACGTTGCCGATGAGGGCGACGACCTTTTGTTTGCCGCCACGTATGACGTCTATAAATCCGACAACATGGTTTTCAACGAAAAGACAAAACGGATGGAACCGTTATTATTCGCCCTAATTACCGATATGGAAATGACGGACGAAAACACGGACGTAACAACCGTAACCGTTCCGGCAATGATTAACAGGAACGGCACGCAAAAAGTATGGGTTGAGAGTAACAACGGCGGTGCGGGTTACGAAAAGGTTATTAAAAAGAAAATGCGGGCAATGACAGACCCGTTTTATCAAGGCGGCAATAAGGAAAGCCGGATAATTACGGCGTCCGCAATGGTAAATCAAAGTATTATTATGCCGTTCGGTTGGGAAACCCGGTACAAAGCGATTTACGACCATGTTACAACCTTTTTGCGCAATTTCGATGCGAACACGCACGACGACCCGGAGGATGGATTAACCGGGATTTACGAAAAAGAGATTGCCGACGGTAATATACAACCATACGCACACGCAAACCGAGGCGTTAAACGTCGTAACTAACAATTTATTGAGATATGCAAGTTTATAACGGAAAAAATTTATAATTTTGCAACGTAGAAGTTATACAGAGGGCAAAGGGACAGCCCAACGAGGTAACAAATGTAATTTTTAACGTTAAAATTTAAAGAGTATGATTACTTGTAAGTGTCCGGCGGCGGCTTCATTGCCCGATATTCCCGCCGTAAAATGCGCCGAAAGTTTCGGGCAAATCCAAAAGGTAGCGTTTCAGCGTCTAACCAAAGACGATGGAAGCAAAAACAGTTTTACGAGCGAAAAGGCAATTACTTTGCTTGCTTCATGGACGCCGTTGTTGACGGCGGATAATAGTACAAAGATTGTCGTTTCCCCGTATATCCAAGCCCCGACCAACGAAGCCGGAGCCGCCCGAACATTTGGAGGCGGTAACGAAACATTGGGAGGCGTTGAGGAAATTATAGGGCGTGAACCGAACCCGTTCACGGGCGTAATGCGTAAAATCCCCCAATCAGTAATTAAGGCAATGAAAGAATTGCAATGCGAAAGTTGGGCGGACAATTTGGGCGTTTATCTGTTTGACGAAAACGGAAGTATTGAAGCAATACAGGATGAAACGGTAAAGACAACGTATTATCCTATTCCTATCCGTTCGTTGTTCATTGGCGACAAAACGCATGGCGGATTAGAAGCCCCGGACAGCAACGCAATACAATGGGCGTTTTTGCCTAACTATTCCGACAATCTCACAATCATTGCACCGAAATTTAATCCGTTGACGGATTTAAAAGTTACCGTTGGAGGTTGACGATATGGCGGCGAAAGTACAAAAGGTTGCGTTAATCAATGATACATTGAACGTAACCGAACAATTCGAGATTACGCACGCCGAACGTCTTTTGCGAATGCCTAATAATGGCGGTTGGAGATTGCCGGAAAATTCAGACTTTAAATTTGACAAAGACAATGGGATTGGATATAAACGAAATAAAAAAGCGGATAACGGAGCCGAAAAAGCGCAAAACGATAAATAAGGCTATTTATCACCAACAGCGCATTAATTTTCACGCCCGCACCCGTATAACGTCGTTTGACATTTGCCAACCGATTACGGATTTTATGGCATTTGTTTCTAACCTATTGCCGCATGATAAGTTTAAGATGTTCAAAACATTGTTCCGTTACCCCGTTAAGACAAACGAGGTAACGGGCGTTTGTTTTGATAAGTTGAGCCGGATTTTTGACGGTCGTAACCCGGCGTTCAATTATCAGTTCCAAAACCCGGAACAAAGGGACGATTGGGAATATTACCGCCAAGACGTATTACACGAACCGGAAATTTGGAGTACAAAAGGATGGGAGTTTTTCCAAACCGAAATAAATAGCGTTCTAATTGTCGATATGCCGAGCGAACAAACCCCCGCCGACAAATACCCGCAACCGTATTTCTATTGGTTGCCTATTGCATCCGTGATTGATTACAGAGCCAACCCGACGACGGGGGTAATGGATTATATCATATTTAGGCAGGACGGCGAACGTATCGCAGTAATTGACGACGAACGTTATAGAGTTTTCAGAGAGGACAAAAACCACAATATCGGCGAATTGCTGATTGATAACCCGCACGACGTCGGTTATTGTCCCGCCCGTTTCTTTTGGAATGAACCGTTGAGTTTATCGGAACCCGAGGTTAAGCAATCCCCGCTAACCAAACAATTGGAGGCGTTGGATTGGTTTTTGTTTTACCATATCAGTAAGCGACATTTAGATTTGTACGGTGCATATCCGATTTATTCCGGGTATGAACAAAGTTGCGATTTCAGTAACGGCGAAAATGGCGATTATTGCGACGGTGGGTTTTTGAAAGACAAACAAGGGTTTTACAGATTGGACGCCGCCGGGCTTTTGATGCGTTGCCCCAAATGCGGGGATAGTCGTATTAACGGCGTCGGTTCGTTCGTTGAAATACCAATACCGGACGGGGATAAACAACCCGATTTGCGTAACCCGGTGCAAATGCTAACCGTTGACCGTGGGAGTTTGGATTATAACGTTGAGGAAGAAAACCGCCTAAAGAATGACATTATTACGTCGGTTGTTGGAACCAACGAGGAAATAACCACACGGGACGCATTGAACGAGCAACAAATACAGGCGAATTTTGAGAGCCAAAGCACGGTATTAAACCGAGTAAAGAAAGGATTTGAGGCGGCGCAACAATTCGTCGATGAAACCGTTTGCCGTTTGAGGTATGGCGGTTTGTTCGTTTCTGCAAAAGTCAATTACGGCACGGAGTTTTATTTATCCAACGCAACGGAGTTACGGGAACGTTACAAGGTAGCAAAGGAAAGCGGCGCAAGCGAGGCGGAATTAGACGCCCTACAAAACCAAATCATTGAAACGGAATACCGGAACAATCCAACCCAATTGCAACGTATGTTGACGTTGGCGGAATTGGAACCGTACCGACATTTGACCCGTAACGAGGTATTGGATTTGTACGACAAACAGATTATCAGCGAAAACGATATGCGTATAAAGTTGAATTTTGCTAACTTTGTACGCAGATTTGAACGTGAATATTTGAACGTGTTAGAGTTTGGGTATAATATGCCGTTCAACTCTAAGATAAATTTTATAACAAGTAAATTTAACGATTACGCAAATGAACACAATGTTAAGTAGTGAGGTTTGGCAGGATATACAAGGTTATTCCGGCATATACCAAGTTAGTACATTAGGGCGTATTCGTAGTTTGAAAAAAGGGAAAATCAAATTACTAAAGCCTTATATCAACAATATGGGTTATGCTGTTTTATCTTTATATGCTAACCATAAACAAAAAACATATCATGTTCATAAATTAGTTGCTGATACATTTTTAGTTAGAATTGACGGCAAAAATTATATAGACCATATCAACGGCATTAAAACGGATAATAGAATTGATAATTTACGTTGGTGTACTCAAAGAGAGAACATTAATTTTGAATTATCAATCGCTAACCGAAAACATGCAATGCGTAAAGCGTGTGGAGTTTCTGTTAATCAATATGATTTAAGCGGTAATTATATTGCTACTTATGCGACATTAACAGATGCTCAAACGATTACAGGAATTGCGTATCAAAATATACGTGCGTGTTGTATTGGTAGATATAAAACAGCCGGAAAGTATATTTGGAAGTTTAACAAATAAATTAAAGCTATGCGAGTGAAAGTAAGCGAGGGCAAAACTAAAGACGTTGCGATTATCGACGTTACGCCCGAAAATTACATTGTCCCGGACAATGAGAAACATTTGTATCATTGCATTATCGAAATTAAGAAGTTCGACAGCGAAACGGGTAAACGTTTGTCAATCCCCCGTATTCAAAAGTTCGGCAAAAAAGGCTATGAAAATAGCATTGCCGAGAACCTTAAAAAACAGGGTTACACGATTACCGTATTGCACGACCCCAACGAGTACATGAAAGCGAAAGCCGAGGCGGACGAAAAGGCAAAGGCAGAAAAAGCCAAAGCCGCCGAGGAAAAAGCCAAAGCCGATGCCAAAGCGAAAGCCGAGGCGGACGCCAAAGCCCGTGCCGAGGAAAAGGCAGCGTTGAAAGCCGAGATTTTGGCAGAATTGAAAGCGGCGGCAACTTCGAAACCACTTA